CACTACCATCAAAATAGTTAGACCACCCTGTCTGACTAAACGGCGTAAACGTACCCTGCGTAGTATTACCATTTCTAGTAATAGTGAAGTTGTTAGTGCTAGAGTCTAAGAACGTATTGTTTTGCGCTCCGTTAGTGCTGCTAGTATTAAGCAGTAACGTAGTCAGATTAAAGAACGCATCGACTGCTGTTGCTATCGTTGTTTTGGCAGCAACAAACATATTCATAATGCCACTCATGACACGTTTCCTGTAATAGCACAGACCGTTCCGCTAATGAACAACACCGTAGCAATACCGCGAGTAGCTAGAGTTACCGTAGCCTTATCAGCATCAGTACCAGCAATGTAAGCCGTGGTAATTGAGCAGGTAATCGTAATGTTGCCACTCGTATTGTTGAAGATAGAGATTGCGTCACCTTCAGCAAATGTCGCATCAGGAATCGTTATAGAGCCACTTGTACCTACTTGTACATACTTACCTACATCACCCACAGCTAATGTGTAAGAGCTTGTCTTAGTGCCGACAGCAGGTAAATCACGGTAGCCAATAGGGTTAGTGCCATCAACAGTACAGTTGGTTAGTGTGCCTGATGCTGGAGTACCTAGAGCACCACCAGATTTCAGCATTTCTACCCATGCACTACTGTGTGCAAAGTACATAGCAGCATCTGCATGCGAATGAACAATTGCACCGTGATAAGTCGCAGCACTTGGAAATGCAGCTTGGTTAGCGTAATAAAAAGGAATAACAGAACCTACTGATGGCGCAGTAATAGCACCGTCATCTGCAATTGTTACTAAAGAGTTTTGCAGTAACTTTCCTGTGGTTGAATCATAACGAGCAACAGCATTATCTGTAGATGATGCGCCGCCCTGCACCTTATCCGTATTAAGATTAGTGAAGTTTGAATCAACCTCAGCATAACTAAGAGCAGAACCTTTGCCAGTTCGCGTAACGATAGTAGACATAATTTACCCCTTACGCCAAAGTTACGGTTAGATTCGTAGCAGTTATCTTAAATATATCACCAGTAGATATAGTCTTACTTGTATCCAATGGTGAGTGATAGAGTAGATTACCTGCTGTTACCGCATCACGAATACCGATGTGAGTAATTGTTCCCCACGTATTTGTACATTGTGGAAACTCAATCGCAGAGCTATTAGACGTAGCACCACCAGACGGAGCACTAAACGTAATAGACTGACGAACATACGAGCCACCTGTGACCTCAGTACCAGTATCGGCATCGGTAGGATCGTTAGTGTACAAAGCTAAAAAAGTAGTAGTCGGCGCAGTGTAGGAAGTACCACGCAGAGTGCCGTTAATTAGCGCATTTTCGAGATAGTTGCTTATTTCTGCCATGATTTACCTCACTGACATTGACATTGGTTGACCACCGTATTCACCATTCTGGTCGGCAGTAGAAATTGCTGTAATGCTACGATCATACAAAGCAGCCCATGTCTGAAGTCGTGCATCATTCATCAAATATGGTTCAGCCTCTCCCAATGCCGCATACAGCAGAGCATCAGGATAATTACTTAAAAATACGTTAACAATATTAGTATCAGATAGATACTGTGGTTTCCCATAATATAACATTTGTATGCTGTAAACGCTATCAGGTATAGGAGCAAACTGAATCTCCGAAGCCAGAATCGTGTAGTTCAATGGCTTACCTGAATCAGTAGTCCTAGCTATTGCGTAAAATGAATTAGGAGAAAGGTAGGTAACTGAAGAAGCTGGAGTAGTACGTAGATGTACGTCACGCATCTCTAGGAAGTCCGTAGGCAAGCCGATAGTCTCCTCGCCTCCTGTGGTATCAGCACGAGCCACAATGAGCATCTGACGCGTTCTGATGTCTCTACGGAGCCGTTCCTCAGCCAGTTGGATAAAGTCCGGTATCTGTGCAGTCAGATCACTACGACCTAAGTAACTCGCTATCGTAGATTTTAACGAACTGTAATCCGTCATAACTATTTCCCTGAGTTGTGTCTGTCCACAGCACCATCTTCTACATCTTCCCATCGATACTCATACGTACCAATGTGACCAATATGCATAGACAGACTGTGATCTACATACGTCTGGAATCCACTATCTAAAGCCTTGATGCAGAAATGCACATCTTCGCCAATAATGCCCTTAGAACCCCAACCTACGTCATACCACGGCTTTTTAGTAGCCTCGAATACATCTTTATGAATCATTACTACGCCACCACCTACAGCCGTACAAGCCTCAATACCTTCTTTACCTTTAGAGTCTATTTTATGCCAAGCATGGCTAATAATCTTGCCATTCTCGTCTTTATCTAGCTCTAAATTCAATGCTGTAGGCAACGTAGGCTTGCGTCTAGTTACTGCATTAACTCCACATATCGGTACATTCCTGCTTAACAATATCTCTATCGTATCGCTAGGGAACCGCATATCTGAATCAATGAACAGAATATAGTCACACCCATCAGCTAAAGCAGCCTCAACTAGCTTTTCACGCTGATCGAATATCAACGTACCAGCCATTGTGTATAACTTTAAGCCGTTCTCACCTGTACCACACCGAAACTTACTATCTCGTCCTACCATCTTCGCAAAGTCAAACGCGAATCCTGTATGAACCTCGTCTCTAGCTGGAACGCATACACCTACTGTTATACCCATTAGACGTTACCCCTATAGACTTTCCATTGTGCATTATCGGAATCATTGAGCCACCGAGCAAAGGCAAGATCATCAACAATTACAAAACCCTTCATAATACCTTTCTTATTCAAGTCATCAATGACCGTAAAAGGTATTCGAGCTACGTGATGTAATTCTTTAAGATTTCCTTGTCTTGCCTTGTCTGTCTCTCTGATGTAGTTGTTACTATCAAGTATCTGAGTAACATCCTGTTTAGTCTCGATGATAATGCCGCCATCACCGTCCGCATGTACAACCTGTTGTCTATAGTCCATAAGTCCTCGTAAATGCCCCCAATCCGAAGATCAGGGGCAGTCTTATTACAGAGCCATGTTCAAGTCAGCAACGATACCGTGAGCGGCTTCGTTCTTAACTTCCAATGTGCACTCAACCAAAATCTGAGTCTTGTCAGCATCACCAGCTTTTGCAAGCTCGTTAGTCTGGAAAGGACGCAGATAAGCGATTGCAGCGTACTCAGGATCGAGTACCAAAGCATCACGTGTACGCATAAAGATGTTAGGAACAACGCTCATTGAACCAAAATCGCTCAAGTAAACGTCAGCAGCACCAACAATAGTTGCAGCACCAACAGCACCACCACCACCAGCATTGACGTTATAACGGTAAGCCGACAGACCTGTGAAGCTAGATACTTTCTGTTTACCAGTAGCACCAACCATCAGAATCTTAGGAGTACCGCCCGAAGCAAATACCTCAGCAACTACTTCTTTCAGCAGAGCTTCAGTAAATGTACGAGTGTTACCGTCTGTACGAGTAGATACGCCGATAGTAGTTGGATCACTACCGTTAGTCTGGACTGACGAGTTAGTCTTGATCCATGACAGCAACGAACCCATCTTACGAGCAGTAGAGTTAGTTGTACCAGCCGAACGACCTTGATTAGCCAACAGGATAGTCTCTAGGTCACGCTTTAGCTCTTGTGAAGCCTTAGCCAATTGGTATGCCTTCTCAGACTTACGACCTGCTTTGTTAACTGTGTCCAGAGTGCCAGAGACTTTGATAGTCTTTTGCAGAATCTGTGTGTAGTTACCCAAGCGAGTTGTTGGTGTCAAAGTAGCATCGGAAGCGTCAGCACCTTCAACAGCAGCGTTATTTGTGGTAGCTGCTGCAAGGGAGTCGGTCTGCCACTCGTGGAAAACAGCCGTTGCCTTAGTCTTGCCAATAGAACTCATGAATGGAGTAGTAGTAGGCGAGATGTCGTAAATGATGTCGGTCAAATCTTCACGCTGACCGATTGCGTCATAAGCATTATAAATAGCCATGATTTAATCCTTTATAAAAATCGTTCAAATACACTAGCTGCATCGCGGACACTTCCGCTTGATCTAGCTCGTGCCTTAAGTTTCTTAATTTCTTCAGCATTACTATCTCTAGGTTTGCTTACGCCTGACTTAATCGCTTTAGGAGCCTCGTTCACCTTCTTAGTGATAGCTGGCTTACTAGCAACTAGCTTGTCGTACTGCATCGCTTTATACAGAGTTAGTACAGCCCGACTATCATAGACAGCCGCTAATTCGTTATCAGAGAACCCAATCTGCTTACCAAAAGCGCGAATATCATTTCTGATAGCCTCACCCTTAGCAGGATCAGTAAACTCAGGGATAAAGCTAGACAATTTCTGCATTTCCTCAGCCACTACGGACTGCATCTGCACTTGTCTATCCTGCTCCTGTTGCTGATTGATTCGATGTCTCTCAGCTTGTACAGCAGCCAGTTGCTTATCTCTCTGAATCATCTCAGCTACCTTTACAGAGTATCCAATAGGATCAGTCTCTTTCAGGTACTCAAGATTTTCCTCTTGCTGTTGAGGAACAAGCATTTGCTCAATCATCTCTAATCGTTGCGCATACGTATCACGCATCTGCTTAGCTTCTTGAACCGCTTGACGCTCTGCCTCTACGGCTTTGCGCTCCTCAGCTACTGCTTGCGATTTCTTGGTGTAATCTGTGCCAAGTTGATAAGACTTGATAAGCTCATTAAGCGTTACCTCACGTTCTTCTC